GGTCGTCACACGATACGGAACCTCAAGGCCGGAAGGCTCACCCTTCCACTCATGCTCAAAGCCCTTGATGTCCAGTTCGCAGTAGCATTCGTAAATCTCACGATCACGGTCCTCATGGTTCATGACCGTGTTGGATACGCCCTGCTGCGCGTTACGCTCTTCCTGCGCTGCGTTCAGGGACGGCTGGCTGGCCTCAGACAGCGGGATGTCACGGTAAGCGCCAATAATCTGCATACGCTTAACAACGCTGGGCCGCATCATGATACGGTGCGTGATGCGCTTGGCGCTCTCAAGGTCGGTGGCCGAATTGTTAACGATCAGGTCTTCAGCGTCGATGCTCTCAGACACTGGGCGGTTGCGAAGCGGGCAGAAGTAAACCTTCTTGAAGCCATCGCCGCCAAAGCCAACCATGAACAGCATCCGGTCGGTGTCCGGGTAATACTCTGACGCAGTGACGGTCAGGTAATGGTTCATGTCCTTCTCAAGCGCGGCGGCAAGCTTATCAAGCTCCGCACCGGAGTTATTGCTGTCATCCCTGATCTTCACCGGGCCGTCTGTGGGCAGAAGCTCAGAGCGCGCATTAGCCTGAAAACGCAGTACAGCCTCAAGCAACAGCGGGTGGCGAACCTTGCTCATACCTTCGACGGGTGCGCCATCGCTTGTACCCTGCACACCGGGAAGCTCAATCTTGAGGCCCAGAAGCTTTAGCCCCTGAGCGCGGTCTTCGATCCAGTCAGAGCGGGTCTGGATGTCCGCTTCAATGCCACGCAAAATCTCATCGCCAATGCGCGACAGTTCCGTCTCTTCGATCTCTTCGGCTAGGTTGTCGAACCATCCGGCGGGTTCGTCGGAGTCGGCTCTTGAAATTGGACCTCCGTCAACACTGACGGTGATGTCGCCGTTCGCGTGTTGGATACGCACGACATTCCCTGCTTCGTCCAGTTCCGTGTCTGAACCTCCTTCATCCGCGTCGATAACGACAATATCATCTAGGTTAATCTCCTCTTGGGGTTCAGGCACAAGTCGAATATTGGGGTTCAGGCCAGCCATATCAGTTCAACCTCACTGCTTTCTCTAGCATTTCTGCCATTTCTTCCATGCGCCGGATCGCCTCCATCGCGGCATCGTCTTCGCTTTTTGCAAAAATCGAAAACTTGTGAGGCTTGTCGCTGCCTTCTGTCAGGGCCTCAACATCGTAAACATTGCCATTCTGGCCAATGATGTAAGCCTGCACACGAAGCATGTGTAAATAAACCTCAAACTGGGTAAAGAGGTTTATCGCCTGAATTGCCCTTAAAAGCAAGACTATCTGCAAGTTCCGCTGTCCGCTCAGAGCCGCGCATTAACATTCCGGTATCGCGCAGGAATCGCAGCGCCTGAGTCACGGTATCAACCAAGTCATCGTTCTTGGCCTTCGGGAAGCCAGAGCATTCAGTAATTACCATATCCGCCCATGAAAAATTGGTCGGTGCGTAAACAAGATTGTCTGCAAACAAATGCTGGACGCTGTAAGCGCGGGCAACCTTGTCCTGACCTCTTGGATCAACAAGCTGTACGCCCCAGTTCTCATAGCCGTAAACCCTGCGGATTTCCTGCGCCACGCTTATGCCAGCCGCCTTGTTTTCCAGCAGCATGTAATCAGTCTTGAACTTCTTGTTGGTCGCCGCGATCTTCTCAACCAGTTCGTGCAACTCAAGCTTTGCCCGCCATGCGTTCATTAACATCACGCGCGGGACATCGTTATCGTCCTCAAACACGCCCCAGACCGTCATGGCGGAGTAATCGTTTTCCTCCTTCGTCGTGTAGGCGGTGTCTACTGAGGCAAGAACATACTGAATTTGTGGGTAGTTCTCCTTGTCCCAGTCAACCCACCATTCACGCTTCAGGATACCGCCGCCCTTTGGTTCAGGACGCTGCTGCAACTGACCGGCGGCACCGAATGGCCCCAACTGCCGCTCAAGGCGCACAACGGAATCTTCGTCATATCTCTCTGGCGTTAACAATTCGCCTTCTTCAGTGCGCGGGTCTTCCCAGCCAATAGCATTCGGATACAGGACTGCGGCCCGGTCGGCTTCGTACCGCATAGGCAGCATCAGGTGTACCCAGTCTGATCCCGCATCGCTGGACAGGATATGGCCGGTCAGATCGTCCTCATGCAGCCTCTGCATGACCAGAATGATTGCACCAGTCCGGGGGTTGTTAAGGCGGGTGCTGAGTGAGTTGTCGAACCACTCCAAGGTTGACATACGCACAGCTTCACTTTCCGCCTCCATGGCATTGTGGGGATCGTCAATAATTATACAGTTGTGTGAGAGTACACCATTAGCAAAAAAGTTGCTTTGTCCTTCAACTTGGATGTCATAGACAGACTGCGACTTTCCGCGATGGACGGTAACTGAGGCGACATGGCCAATGTCCCATGATGGTGCATCTTGTGGCATGAACCGCACAGGGTAATCAGGTTTTCCGGCCTGTTGTCCCGCGTATTTTGGTTGATATGATGTATTTGCAGAACTGACCGAGTACGCCCACGCGGAGCTTTTATTTGATGATCTATTGTTCCACAGGTTGAGCAATGATGCCCATCCCTCTCCCGCACAATTTCCGCCATTTCGCGAAACTGATTGGAATACTTGCCTAACTTCGCAAATTTGGAATTGCGGGAACCCTTCATACGCCGGGAGTGTATTTTCCCAGCGCAAGACCGGGAACAGCACTCTCCTGAACCACGAAACTGCTTCTTGCACTCCTTGCAAACTTTTTTGGAAAGCTTGGCTTCCCTGTAAATGGCTTTGCATTCGTCTGAGCAGTACCGCGATTTGCGATTCCTGACAGGCTTTGAGCAATTTACGCAGGAGGCTGTGTTCTTTATGGCGTGATGCCGCGAACAGCAAACTTTGGAGCAATAGGCGTCCCTTGAACCAGTGCGAATGGACTTCCTGAGTTCGTAAAGACGTTTCTCCACGGGATTGAGGCACCAATCGCACAGCAAATTCACTGTCACCAAACGACCCTGCTTCCGTAAGAAGCTTGTCTCCAACCCCCAATTGACTAGCTGGGATATATCCTGCCAACGGGACGAAGATTGGATGATTTCCCGTACAGATAAAGGAATGTCCCTTAGATGTGTGAATTTCATAAACTTCATCCGTCTCACGGGTTTTGGTTGCCAATACCCGCGATACTACCACCCTACCCCGTGAATGATCAAAGGCCATCACTTTCTGGCCCACTGAAATATCTTCAATTGGAATGGTGCCAGTTGGTGTTGACACCATGGTGCCAGCAACAAAGCAGTTTCCGCCTTCACCAGTAAGAGCGCCGCCCACAGATGTCGCCAGCCTGTAGCCGCCCTGAGCGTTGTCAAACCTGATCTTGGTGTTTTGATCTGATGTAATCTGGACCTTCTTGCCCCAATACCGCTGATACCACGGGCTTTCGATCAACCGGCGGGTCTTGACGCTATCACGAATTGACAGCGTTTGGGCGTAGGACGCATGGAGGAACTGAACGCCGGGGCCGGATGTGTCGCTGATTACTTTCTGCTGCGCCCATATCCACGGGTCAAAGGCCACAAGCATGGATGACTTGGACGTTCTTGGCGGCTGGTTAATGATTAGCCGGGTGATTTCGCCCTTCCTGACCGCCTCCAGATGCTCCGCAATTGCCTTGAGGTGCCAGTTATCGACAAACGGGTTTGGGTCGATATACCGCCAGCTTGCGCGCATGAACTGGTAAAGGCTTTCCTCATAAAAAGTAGCCTCAATATCCGCCATCGTATTGATTGCATCAATTGGCTTCGAAGGGTCAGCCCCGAACTTTTCAGCGAACGGAACATCCGTTAACAACATCGCTTTACCCCGGAATCAATGTCGCAATGCCCATGTTTGCTTGACAATATTGGTTTTGTCATCATAACTCCCTAAGCCTAACTCATTCAAGTGATTAACTATTTTGTTAATATTTATTAACAGCGCAGGAACGGGGTCAATGAGGCGCATATCCATCAGGCGAAAACGCAACAAAAATGCGTGGGGAATGGCGTATCCACTTACACACAAAATTGACCTTGATCCTGATTTGGAAGGCAAGAACCTGATTGAGATTGCAGTACACGAAGTCAGCCATGTGGTGTTCCCTCACTTGGATGAAGCGACCGTCGATCTACTGGGGAAACAATGCGCAGACGTTCTTTGGCGTCTAAAATTCAGGGTGAGTGAAGACCATGACTAAGACATGCTCAGATGATGAGTTCATTGAATGCTGGCTGCAAAATAAGGGCTACGTCACTCAAATCTCAAAAGAAATGGGAATAGACCATCGCTCCTGTTATTCGCGCAGGCGCAATATTGAAAAGAAACGCGGGATTGTCTTGCCATCCGGCTCACGCAGACCCGATTGCACCAAAACAAAAGAATATGTGGAGAAATACGGCGCGCGAATTAAGCTGACGATCAAGGACGGCATGGCGGTCATCTTCGGTGACGCCCACTACTGGCCCGGTGACAAGCCCATTGCCCATGCTGCCCTGATCCGTTTCATCAAGAAGTACAAGCCTCAATACATAATCTGCAATGGCGATATGTTCGACGGCGCACGAATCAGCCGTCACGCCCCTACCGGCTGGAGCCATATGCCAGATGTGCGGGACGAAATAGAATACTGCCAGCAGATGGCCTCAGAGATTGAAGAGTCGGCACCCAAAAAGGCAAAATTGATCTGGTGCATGGGCAACCATGACACGCGCTTCTCAGCCAAATTGGCAAGCATGGCACCCGAATATGTGGGCGTTCACGGCACTGACCTGACTGACCATTTCCCTTCGTGGAACTTCGCTTGGTCGGCTGAGATCAACGACGATGTGATGGTGAAGCACCGCTATCATAACGGCCTACACGCAACTTGGAACAACACCCTCAAGAGCGGCAGATCAATGTTTACAAACCATCTGCACCGCCTGATGGTCACGCCACTGACCGACTACAACGGACGCCGCTATGGAGTGGACTGCGGCACACTCAGCGACTTCGGGCCAGCAGAGCAGAAGTTCATTTACGGGGAAGACAATCCGTTCAACTGGGCTTCCGGCTTTGCTGTAGCTACGTTCAAGAACGGCAAGCTGCTGCCGCCAGAGCTTGTGATCGTGCAGGACAAGATCGCCTACTTCAGGGGCGAACCTGTTTAAGGCAGTTCTCCACCAAGGTCGCGTATCCCGCCATATCGTGCCAATGATCCTGCGCATCTGCGTCACCCTCTAACGCGCGCGCAATTTTGACGGCAATCATGTGCAGAGCTTCTTGCTGGAACGGATATAGTTCGCTCCAGTTCTTGCTGTACTCCATGTTCGCTATTAACGAACGGGTCAGATTAGCAACCTGAACGTAGCTACCGTGTGTGTTCTCACGCTTGTTCAGTGTGTCCTGAATCATCCCTGACTCTGATGTATCCATGGTATGGCCCTCCGTATATGCAGCGGTATTCGCCTTTTATGCACCAGCACTGTTTGCACACAGGGCATTTGACGCGCAAGTATTTAACATCCCTTTCCGCCATTACTTCCTCCTGCCAGCGGTCCAGTTCTCCTGTAACCTGATTTCCTTGTTAGGTACGCACCAAACCTCACCACTATCGTCCATGCCCACAACCCAGATCAGGTCGTTCTCAAAACCGTAATCAATCAAGATGAAAGCGTATCCAGCGCCCTTTGGCGTGTAGACAGGTATAGGCGGCTCAAGCCTTTCAATCACGTTTACTTCCTTCTGCCGAACACAAGGCCGGAACGCACCAGATGATGCGCGCCCTCAGTCTCAGCATACTTGCGAATCCGAATGGTATCATCCTCCAAATGGGAGAAACCCCACTTGTCGAAGGCGCTGACCCAGTAGCTCATGGGCTGGCAGTTAACGTGATGGTGTCCGGTCTGACCCGGCTCCGCGTGAGATATGACCGCCACGCTGCCGTTGCACAGAGTAGCCATCAGGTTGTCGATGTACTCCTCACTGATATGCTCAACCACTTCTTGGCAGTGAACCATATCAACTGAGCATACAAATGGGCTGGCTGTTATGTCGTGCATGACTATCGGATAAAGAGCAGAGCTTACGTTTACCGCCTCTGCATCAATAGCAACCACCTTGCAGCCGTTCCTGTAAAACCAGTTTGCGGCGTGACCACGACCGGCACCCACATCCAGCACAGAGCTTACGGCAAACCTGTCTATCATGTATCGCCATACCTTGGGTGAGAACGTCCAAGGGTCGCCCTGCCAGATGTTGCCGCCAAAGTGCGGGGCATCTTGGTTTATTACGAAGTCATAGCTCATCATCAATCCTAATACAGAGTTTGCCACCAAGCACGTTAATAACAGCCTCAACGTCAGGAAGGTTTGGCTTTCTTACTCCAAGCCTCCATTTTCGCATGGCGCTGGATGATACACCCGCACGTTTACTTACATCTTCCTGACTGGCTCTCTGGCGGTTCATTTCACGCCATATCCAGTGAATGGCAGGATGAATCGCCATATCTTCTGACGGCTGTTTGACGCGATGATAAATCTTCATTCAGCATCCTCAATCGGCAGTTCAATCCACCACCGCCAACGCACTCCACTTTCACTCTTGCAAGCCTCCGGCCACGCATTCAAGGCAGCGGCGATG